TAAAGAACTTGCTACCGTCCTTCTTAGACTCTTTAAGCCAGCCTGAGAGCCAGTAATCCACTCCGTCAATGTTCAACTGACCAGAGTAGTCAGGGTGACTGTCAGACTTCTTATTCAGGTTCTTACCTAAAGTACCCCTGTTTGTATTGTCGTATTCCATAGTTATCCTTGAGCAAATTTCTTGATTGCACTACGTTGCTTACTATCCAACTGTGACCAGAGGGCTGTTTTCCAATCCGCATCTAGCTCCAGAGAATTGATGTACTCGACAGCTTCTCCTACCTTCTCTTTATGGATCAGCATAATTACATCGGCTGCATAGCTCTTAATCTCGTTCTGAGATTGTTCGTCTAGCGTATCGAATACCGATTTAGGAATAGGCTTGGCAGAACGAGGCTCATCAGCACCAGTTGTAGCGTCTAATGCATCATGCTCACAGATAGCCAGAGCCATGACCAGCAGGTAACGAGTGATATACGTTATCGATGCTCCGAGGTTCTGGACTGGATGACAGCCTTTGAGTTCAGCCGTAGCCATAGGACAGGTGAACTTAGCATGACCACCATTCTCTGTATCAATGACTAGCATCGTAGCCATAGTGTCGGAGAACTCTAGCGTATGTGCCAAACCTAGCTCAAAGAAGATGCTATTAACGGTAGGCAGGAAGTCTGATAGCTCGAAATACTTGTAGCCAGCAAACTTGTTATGTCCAGACTTCTTGAGTTCTACGTTTTGTAGCTTGACCCTAGCTGTCTGTAGCTTCTGGTACACGATCCATTGCTGATGTTCGTCTTGCTCTTGTTGCCGATTATCTGAGTTCATATTAGTTATCCCTTAGCGAATTTCTTATTGAAGATGATATTGTGAGATTGTGCTTCCGTAGTAGTTTGTACTTTTGTAACCTCCTTCTGTTCTTTGCGAATACGATCGAAAGTCTTGCGAATGTTCGTCTTACCGGAAGGAACATATTTAAAGTTCTGGTCTAAGATTGATGGAAAAACCTTCTTCATGCAAAGCTGTCCATGAGTAACGATAGGACAAGCATACACACAATTACAGCACCTGCATGACGGTCGATAAAATCAGCCAGTTTGTCGTCTGGATTGAATAACTTTCTCATTGGTTGCCTCTTTCTAATTCGTCTACGAGTTGGATGACTGCATCAGGCGTATTCTGTAACGCTCGGTATGCCATAAACACTATCTCTTTGTCAGCGTCTGAAGCTGATCGACGCTCTATCCTATCGATGAGTAAACGTAATGAATAGACTATCTCAGCAAGCTGCCAGTTACTAATCTCTGCTCGACTAGGGTTCATCTTGCCTCCCGATCTTTCATTTCCTGATAGAGCCAGTCAGCACGATCTCTATCACGATCTTCCTGAGTCTCGACATACTCAGGGAGTGTGGATTCTTTTACCAGTCTGTTGACGATACCTACCATGTTGCGACGAATAGCCGCTTGCAGCTTGACAGGGTCTGACTGGAATACAGCGCAAGTCTCTAGGAGGATGCAAAGTTCTTCCTCTAACCGTTCCTCACGAGACTGTTTTAATGTATCTTTAAAGCAAGCAGTCAACTCACCGGGAAACCCATCTTGTAGCGTACCGATTAAGAACTGCTCGTAACCTTGCTTATCCATAATTTAATCTCCTAGTAAGAATAACGCATTACAGTTCTTGTAATTTTTTAGATGATGCTGCATAACGATAAGCAGCTACCTTATCGGCAAAGCTATGTGGGTCTGCCTCAATGAACTCAAAAACTTCTGGATAAATGTTTATCCACAATCCTTGCATTAAATCTAGGTCTAGCGATACTTCATGTGATGTAACAGAAAAAGGTTGGTTAATATGCTTTGCCCATAATTTTGCAACATCTTCATAATTTTGAGCCACACAGTCCATGTCATATCTCCAGTATTGATTGTTTGCGATTTTTGATTATTTCTTTTACTGTATCGCAAATAATAAAAGCAAGAACAAACCATGCTGGAAGGAAAAAAATGATTTTAGTAAGTGTCATATCTAATCTCCTAGTAAACTGCATAACGCAGTTTTGATACGGTACATGAAAACATCATATTTTTAAACAAAAACATTTCTATTGGGAATCCATATCTCGATAGAAACATTCTATTATGAAACACTCTAACTCTGGCACAATTATGGTTAAGAAAAAAGACTTACCAAAAGAACAACCTAAGCAAGAAGTACAAAGATTTCTGCCTAAGACTTCACCTAGAGGACAGCCGATTGGCAACAGACCCATTAAAACCCTTGCGTCGAAAGTCCGATTCACATGGGTCGGAAACGATTTATAACTTTAGTACTCGGCTTTGCTCTGTTTGCAAAAAGACAAGATCGTTAGCGCAGTTTAAGGATAGCGAGATTTGTAGGACTTGCGAAAGAAGAAAGCCGAAGGTATAGTCAATGGGAATGGCTAGGGTAGCTCCTGAAAAGACGATTCATCACCGTCCTGCCAAATCCCACCCAATTCGTGATGAGCCTTCTGATGAGAGGTTGCTATGCATTTTTATCCACACCATATAGGTGATTTCCAGCGCGATACTGCGTCCTTGTCTGATTCGGACACGATGGCTTATTTACGCCTGATCTGGATGTATTACGACACAGAACTACCGTTACCAGCAGACGCTAAAAAACTTGCCTTTAAGATAGGTTCAAACCCTGATTCAGTTCAGATGATTCTTGATACTTTCTTTACGTTAGAAGGTGACGTTTACCGTCAGAAACGTTGCGATAGAGTATTAAATGAGATTTATGGCAAGTCAGAAAAGGCTAGGTTAGCTGCTTTAGCTAGATGGGCTAAAAATGCAGATGCAATGCAAACGCATAGCGAACGCAATGCAGACGCATCTAACAAAGATGCGAACGCATTAAAAATCGATGCCACCCATAACCCAATACCCATAACAAAAGAAAAAGAATATATAGATCGATTTGATACTTTCTGGAAACAGTACCCTAGAAAGATAGCAAAGCCTAGAGCGTTAAAGGCTTGGATGAAAGTTAAGCCTGATGATGCTCTAACGCAAAAAATTATCTCAAGGCTTGCTAAAGAAGATTTTGCTACAAGGGATGAAAAGTTTATTCCTCATCCTGCCACATGGCTTAACGACCAACGTTGGAATGACGAAACTATGGTCTCCAATACGCCTAATTTTCCTTTTGGAAAGAGAATACTATGATCGGCGAATTCTTAAACAAGCTGGAAAAGGTTCAAGGCAAACGTGGTCATTGGGTAGCCTGTTGTCCAGCGCATGAGGATAAGCGTCCTAGCCTAGCGATTACCGAGACTGATGATGGCAGGATTCTGCTGAAATGTTTTGCTGGTTGTTCGGCTTACGAAGTGGTTTCAGCAGTAGGCATGGACTTGACTGATCTGTTTCCTAAAGATCAATCTTTTATGCCTAGCGAAACGAATAAACCTGTCCGTAGACCTTTCTATGCCACAGACCTAATGAAAATAATCCAATTTGAAGCCCTTATTACGTCCATAGCGGCGTTTGATATGGCTGAGGGTAGGCAGGTATCAGACGGTGATAAAAAACGGCTTAAAACGGCTTTTACGCGAATTAACGAAGCGGTAAGTTATTTATAGGAGGAAACATGAGGATGAAGGCATTTCCTACGTTGAAGGATAACGGTCACATAACGACTCAGGATGGCATGGATTTGCGCGACTATTTTGCGGCTAAAGCGATGCAAGGAATATTAAATTGGTGCGAAAAAGGTTCAACTGTTGATAGTTTAGAACTTGGTGAAATGGCTTACAAAATTGCTGATGCCATGATGGAAGCGAGAAAAGATGACTGAATCTAAGCTGATTGAGTTAGGCTTCTCTGAAGTAACGCCGGGGTTTTGGGTAGGTAGCGTATTTGCTTTGCATAAACTTTACGAACTAGGGAGACGAGATGAGTCTGGAGCAAAGAGCAGCGGAGTTAGACGAAGCGAGACGGTTGAGGATAATCAAGTCTGATTCCATCGATGTAGAGAAGTATCTACATTCCAACGATGTAACGATTAAGGTCAAACAGGCTAGAGACTTCCTCGATGATATTAAGGAAAGCTATCTAAGTACCGCTAGAGATGCAAAAATTGTATTACCGTGGAGCAAGACACACGATTCCTTTGCGTTTAGACCGGGAGAGGTAACGGTTTACGCAGGTTCTAACGGTGGTGGTAAGTCGCTGTTGACCGGACAAATAGCTCTGCACCTAGTGAAGCAGAACCAGAAGGTCTGTATCGCGTCGTTTGAGATGAAGCCTGTCAAGACGATTGAGAGAATGTTGCGACAGTTCTCAGGAGAATTTATTGATGATCCGCTGGTATCAGACCGAGAGGCTTACATCACGAAGATTCTGACTCGGATGGATAAGTTTACAGTTGACCATCTTTATCTTTACGATCAGCAGGGAACGACTAGCCCGGACAAAGTAATCGCTATGGCTAGGTATTGCGCGATGGAACTAGGCGTACAGCATATCTTTATCGATTCCCTGATGAAGTGCGTCAAGAACGAGGATGATTTTAACGGACAGAAGAACTTTATCGATGAGCTAACGGCATTGGCTAGAGATCATAACGTCCATATTCACCTAGTCCACCATATTCGGAAACAGGCTTCAGACGAGGTAACTCCAAATAAAAACGACTTGAAAGGCTCTGGCTCCATTAGCGATCAGGTTGATAACGTCTTTCTTGTGTGGCGCAACAAGAAGAAGGAAAACCAGAGAAACCGTGGCGAGACTGTGGACGAATCACAGGGTGATACGTTTTTAATGAACGAGAAGCAGCGTAACGGAGAGGCTCAGGAGTGGTATCAGCTTTGGTATCACCAAGCTAGCCAGCAGTTTGTTGAATCGGCAGGATCAAGACCACAGGACTTTGATAACAATGGACGTTTTAGAGACTGAAAGACATCGATGCGAGGTTAGGCAGGTCTTAGCGTGGAGGACAGCAGACAGGGATTCGGCGTTAAAGTACCTGAGCGTTGTTAGGCAGAAACGTGGGCATAAGGCGGCTGACCAGTTAGAGACTGACTGTAAAACTCAATGGGGATTAGGGAACCGAGGCAAGAAAGGGGATTGGCGTGGATAGAGATGACATTATCCGCATGGCTAGGGAGTCTGGAATATCTAAGCCGTGGGATCAGGAGCCTGTGAAATGGGAAACGCTTGAACGCTTTGCCAAGTTAGTTTCTTCCCATGAAAAGAAAAAACTTACTGATTGGATGGATAAACGTGGGTATTCAGCGAAACATTCAAATTCAATGGAAAGTTTGCTGGTATCGCTTGATGTCTTAATTATTGAGAAATGGAATGATTCTTTAGCTAAAAGTGCAGCAATCGAACGCGAGGAATGTATAAAAATTTGCAAAAATTTAGTTAAAGAGTATGGCGCAAAGAAACAAGTTGGAAACGAGATTGCTGCGGCTATTCGAATGAGGGATGGAAATGGTCTTTAAGCGAGTAGATTCTACGCAGACGCAGATCGTCAAGGAACTCAGACGGGTAGGCATGGATGTCCAGCATTTGCATGGGGTAGGTCAAGGCTGTCCGGATATTCTGGTCGGATACAGGGGCAAGAACATTTTGTTAGAAATAAAGAAAGACGAGAAAGCCAAGCTGACACCGGATCAGGTTATCTGGCACTCAGTCTGGAAGGGTCAGGTAGCGGTAGTGTCGAATCCACAGGCTGCGATTAAGGCTGTAAGGATTGCCTGTTCGGAAACTATTGAAGAATGATTCTTGATAGAAATATTTATGTTGCGGTCTGGAATCAGTTTAGCTATAGTTACTTCACAGCAGCACAATATTAATTAACTAGGAGCTGACCATGATTATCGAACTTTATCTGTATCACAATCCAGCAAGCCAGTATTCGCGTGAGTATTGGGCTGCGGAATCTAGCCAGATTCTTATCAATACAAACTGCCGTGAATTAGCTGGTACGCCGATTGAGTTTCTGGCTGACACTAAGAACGGTGTAATTGCTCAAGTTATTTCCTACCTGCAAGCTAAAGGTTTGTCAGGCAAACTTAGAATTAAGTAACCAAATTTTTTAACTTACGCTATACTTTGGACATCTATGTGCGGTCATAGACAAACATCAAAGCCCTTTAGCTTTGGTTCTCACCTCTTAAATGGGGAACGTGACCGCACACGGAGAGCCAAACCTAGAGGGCTTTTTTATTTAGGTCGTACTGATCGCGTTAGTAATGAACCCATGTTCGGGGTTGCTATCAAGAAAACCGGATGCGCTATATTGATAGGG